AGAATTGAATCATAAATCCCCCCAAAGCGCAAATCATCAGCCCTCGTGTCGTGTACGAATTTCGTACACCTAGCCCCCCCCCACAGGCTTAGGCAGACAGCCCCCCAACACAAACCGAAGCGCATTTATTAGAACAAGTGTTCGAGTTAATAAATCGCGCTCGCTCGCTTCGCTCGCTCGAAAAAGATAAAGGACTAAAGGCAATTTCTCAAAGATGAAAAGCAAAAAACATTCGAGTCGCTTAGGCGACCCCAGTTCTTTAATTCCCAACGGGAATTGTACACACTCTCCGCAAATAAAATTTTCCCAGTATTTGCTCCGAGTGTGCCCCTAATGTCCGTTTTATATGTAATCTAGGTAACATTTTTATAACAAAGCGTTCGTTTTAGTCTTTTGAACGGGTTAGTATATATGTAAGGATATGAGCGCTACTAACAAGCGAATATCCTTCCCGCTCGGCAGCCTTGGTGGCTGCCTCGCTTTTATATAGGGGGTAGCGAAGCGCCTGAAGGCGCTGAGCGAAGGGGGATTTATTATGGAGGTTTTATATGGCTGCTAAATCTGGTAAGGAACACCATAACGTAGCCAAGTTGCAAGAGGCTAAGACTAAGGTTTTGGATTTCGTCCGTCAAGGGCTAGACCTGCAAGATGCCCTAGCCAGGGCTGGCAGGAAACCCGACGTGATGAAGGACTGGCGGAAAGACCCCAAGTTTGTCAAAGAACTTGAATCTGCCAGGGAAGAAGGCGAGCGCACCCTCAGCATCGTCACAGGTGACGCTAAGTACAAGATAGGTTTTGAGCAGTTCTCGGCAGAGTTCCTTGACTCACCCATCTTCCCTCATCATAGGTCATGGATTGATGTACTTGAGGGGCGCGAGCCCTCTTGGCTCCATCCGGCTATGACATACGAGCCTGCCTCGGCTAAACGGTTACTGATTAACGTACCACCCGAGCATGCCAAGTCAACGGTCATCACAGTCAACTACTGTGTCTACCGAATTGCCATGGACCCTAACGTTAAGATTACGATTGTCTCTAAGACTCAGGAACGCGCTAAGGAGTATCTCTACTCCATCAAACAGCGGCTGAGTCATGAGCGGTGGAGTAAACTCCAAGCCGTCTACGGCAGTGCCGGAGGATGGAAGGAAGACGCCGATACCTGGAAGGCTGATAGAATCTATCTAAGCCGAGACTCCACAGAAAAGGACCCTACGGTCCAAGCATTGGGTATCGGCGGTCAAATTACTGGTGCCCGTTCTAACCTCATCATCCTAGATGACGTTGTGACTACCTCAAATGCCCATGAGTGGGAAAAGCAACTCTTGTGGCTACAGCGAGATGTAGTTACCCGTCTTGGTGATAACGGTAAACTTCTCATAGTGGGTACCCGAATCGCATCTAATGACCTGTACCGTGAGATACGCAAAGGCGAACATTGGACTAACGGTAAGACTCCTTTCACTTACTTTGCTATGCCAGCAGTTCTTGAGTTAGATGAGAATCCAGAAAACTGGGTTACACTATGGCCCAAGAGTCAAATACCGTGGGAGGGTTCAGATGAGGATATACTTCCAGATGAGAACGGACTATATCCTAAATGGGACGGACCAGCACTCTTTCGAAGAAGGAGTGAAGTTTCTGCGTCAGCCTGGGCATTGGTCTACCAACAGCAAGATGTACAAGAAGATTCTATATTTGCCCCTGCGTGTGTCCAGGGTTCAATCAACCGGCTGCGAAAACGAGGCACTCTAAAGCCTGGAGCAGTAGGACACCCTAAAGAGCGTGGTGCCTGGTATACTATTATGGGCTTAGACCCAGCGATGACTGGTAATACTGCAGCAGTAATCCTGACTGTAGACCGGAATACTCGTAGAAGATATGTTCTAGATGTCATGAATATGACAGACCCTACTCCAGCCAAGATTCAAAACTTGATTGAAGAGTGGGTACAGAAGTATCAACCACAAGAATTACGTATTGAGATTAACGCTCATCAGAAAGCCTACGCACTAGATGATGACTTGCGTTCATATCTGGCTTCTTCTGGAGTTAAGTTCTCTAGTCAGTTTACAGGTAAGAACAAATGGGACACGGCTTTTGGTGTTGCTGCTATGTCAGGACTCTTTGGCACTATACGCAACGGCGTACACCAAGGCGACAACCTTCTAGAACTTCCTTCTCAGGATACTTCAGAAGGTGTCAAGGCTTTAATCCAACAGTTGATTACTTGGAAGCCTGATACTAAAGGTAAGACAGACTGCGTGATGGCTTTATGGTTCTGCGAACTGCGGGCTAAAGAAATCATCGGCAATATGAATATAAATCAAAGTCACATAACTAACAGATGGGCTACTAGAAAACAACTCAATCAACGTTTCGTAATGAACGTAAATGATTATGAGTTGTCAATGTACGAATAGGACTATGATGGAATTAGATATCCAAACTATCGCTCGACGGGTAGATAACCTAAAGCAGCGTAACAGCGCTCGTGATGCCCGTATGCAGGATATCCTTAGTGTTCGTAAGGGTGAACTTTCAAGTATCTACCCTGACATGTTCCCTGAGGGCATGGATAAGTCGATGGTGGCTAACTTTGTTGATGTTGCTGCCCGTGACTTGGCTGAGGTATTAGCCCCGCTTCCATCTTTCAATTGTCAGACAACTAACTCGGTTAATGACCGTGCTCGTGCTTTTGCTGATAAGCGTACTCTGCTAGCCAATAACTATGTTTACCACTCACGACTACAGTCTCAAATGTACTGGGGTGCTGACTGGTATTTCTCATATGGCTTCCTGCCTATCTATGTAGAGGCTGATTTTGAATCTGACCTACCTCGTATCCGAGTAGAAGACCCAATTGGTGGATACCCAGAGTTTGATAGATTTGGTAGATGCGTATCTTACGCAAAGGTTTACTTTAAGACGGTTGGAGAACTGGCTGTAGATTATCCAGAGTATGCTCCAATACTTCTTGGTCGTGATGGCTTTAATCAAGACACCAGTACGATGGTCGAAATGATTCGTTACACCGATAAGAACGTAACAGTTCTTTACTTGCCTACTCGCAATAACTTAGTTCTTAATGCTGCTGCGAATCCTCTAGGCAAGATGAATGTTTTTGTAGCAAGACGTCCTTCTCTTGATACTGAAACACGCGGACAGTTTGATGATGTTTTATATGTACAACTTGCTCGTGCTCGATTTGCTAACTTGGCAATGGAAGCAGCAGAGAAGTCAATCCAAGCACCACTTGTAGTTCCTTCAGATGTTGTAGATATGCCTATGGGTCCTGATTCTATTATCAGAACTGCAACCCCAGCAGGCGTGGGACGAGTTAGACTAGATGTACCAGCAGCCGCATTTCAGGAGCAAGCGGCACTTCAAGGCGAACTTCGCTTGGGTGCTCGTTATCCTGAAGGTAGAACCGGAAACATTGATGCCTCAATCATCACTGGTCAAGGTGTACAAGCGCTTCTAGGTGCATTTGATTCTCAAATCAAAGCAGGTCAAACAATCCTGTCTGAAGTATTTGAGGATGTAATCAGAACATGTTTCGAAATGGATGAACTCCTTTTCGATAAAGAAAAGAGCGTCAAGGGAATCGCACAGGGTACGCCGTACGAGTTAAAGTACAAACCCTCCAAAGACATCAAAGGCGATACTTCTGTTGAAGTACGTTATGGTTTGATGGCAGGACTTGACCCATCGCGAGCCTTGATTTTCTCTCTACAAGCACTTGGTGCCAGTTTGGTATCTAAGGACTTTATCCGCCGTGAACTACCATGGAACGTAAATGTATCTATGGAAGAACAGCAGATTGAAATCGAAAAGATGCGGGAGAATCTGGCAGCGGCTATTACCGCTACTGCCCAAGCAATACCTGCTATGGCAGCACAAGGACAGAATCCAACACCGCTCATCCAAAAGATAGCCGACGTAATTGAACGTCGTCGCAAAGGGGAAATGATAGAGGCTGCTGCGCTGGAAGTATTCAAAGTTGAAGAACCAGTGCAGGCAGAGATGACTCCACCAGGCACACAAGGACCAGTCGAGCAATCCCCGTCCCCGGTTCCTCCTGGACAACCTTCTGGTGGGGTCCCTCAACAACCTCAACAACAACCAGACCTAGCAACTATACTGGCAGGTTTAGGCGCATAACGTATTTGCGAGGGGACAATGACAGCGATTATTGGAATTCAAGGAAAAGGCTGGGCAGTTTTAGCAGCAGATTCCGTAACTACTTATAGCGATAGACCGTATGTTGCTAAGGGTTATGAAAAAATATCTAGGGTTGGTGATTATTTACTAGCAGTTGCTGGTGATGCAACAGCCGGAGATATTCTTAACTATGTATGGCAACCGCCTAAGCCAGTTAAGACTCAAGACCCTGATAAGTTTGTAATAGTTAAAGTTCTTCCTTCTATAAGACAAGTTCTTACAGAGCATGGATACGACCCTAACCCAGCAAATAAAAAAGATGAAGATGCTGGATGGGATGCTTTAATTTGCTTTAATGGTAAGATATATCAGTTAACTGATGACTATGGATTCATGCGAGACGAAAAAGGTCTCTATGGAATTGGTAGTGGTGGCAGTATTGCGTTAGGCGCAATTGCTACAATGGAAAATGATTTAAAGACTCATACTAAAGCAGCAAGTGCTGCTAAGAAAGCAATTAACATTGCTATCCAGTACAACATATGGTGCCAGGGTCCTGTAAATGTTAAGACTCAATTTACCAAGTAGGAGATAAAATGTCAATGCAAGATGTTCCAGCAGGTCCAGGTAATGTGGGCACCAATAGGAATGATTTAGGTCTTGTAAAGAAGATTCAGCGTGAAGGCAAAAATATAGCCGAAGCACCTGCAGGTAAATATGGCGAAGGAAAAGATTTAAAACAGATTTCTGGTGGGGCTACTACTAAAGTAGAAGAGGCAAGTGTTGCTCCTGGAAACACACTCGCTGCTAGCCTAGGTCCTATAAACTTGATGGGTGGTGGAAATCCAGATGTTCCACTATCAGATGGTGCTGCTGGTGGTCCAGGCAGAGGTCGTTCCGCTCAAGCAATACCAGTAGATGATTTTAACCAAGGCGAGGCACTTGCTAGAGCAATGTATCTTGCTAATCCAACACCGCAACTTGCTAGAATTGTAGACGCATTTAACGTAGAAAAAGGGTGATAAATAGTGGCAGACACGAGACAACCCACTCTAAGCCCAGCAGCGCAAGCAGTCTATAACAACAGTCAAGATTCTTTACGTCGTAAAGTTGCTATTCAGATGAATAGTTTAACTCCCGATATGTACAAAAACTTTCAGGACATTGTTAACGCTTATCCTGGAATGAGTAAAGATTTAATCATGGCTATGGTTAGCCAAGGATTAACTGCTAGTACGCCCGGTATTGGTAAAATCGTATCTATCGATGGCATAGCCCAACTTAAAAACGATACGATGAACGTAGACAAAATTAAGTCTACTGTTAAAGAAGACCGTGGCTTCCTAGGGACGATAGGGGACGCTTTTAAGAATGTAGTCTATGACCCATTCAAAGGCGCTACTAGATTAACATTCGCTGCTCTACGTTACCCATACGACTCATTTACTGCTGCAGTAAGAGATATTTCAGTTGGTAAACTACCTGGAATTGGTGGTAGAGAAACACAACTAGGTGCTCTACTTGCTGATACCTTTGGTGGTAAGCCTGGAGTAGATACTGGTTCTGGTTTCTTCATTGACCCAAAGAGCCGAGTAGGAAAAGACCAAGCAAAGGCTATGAGTGCCTATGGTCAAATCTACGGTGAATCTTTTACAATCGGACGTTTCTTAGCAAAGTCTGTCGGAGCAACTCCTGACCAGACTGCTTACAAAATCATGTCTGGTTTTGTTGATGCTACTCTTAACCTTGCATTAGACCCTACAACTTATGCTGCTTTCGGACCTCTCGCTAAAGCAACTAAACTAGGTCGTTATGGCAAAGTAAGCGAAATGGTTAAGGCTGCTGAGCCTTTCAATCAACCAGTTGCTAAGCGTGTTGAGCAAGTAGACAATGTAATAAAAGATTTAGAGCGTAAGCGTTGGGGTATTATCAAGAGTAATACCAAGCGTGTAGAAGCAAGAGTTCTTAAAAAAGAACGAGACCTTGCTAAACTAGAAAGCGAGCGCCTTGGTGCTCTTTCTGAAACTCTTGGTAAAATTTTAAACAGTACTGAAGCAAGCGGTGCTAATATTGCTAATAATCCGTTTGCCCAAAGAGTACTTTCTCAAGAAAATATTATTAACTATGTTGCCTCTCATGACAAGTTAGAAAGTGGAGAACTTGTAAGAGGTATTGGTAGACTTTCAGCAGAAGTAAAAAATACAAAAGGTTTTGCTAGTGGTAATCTAGTACTTGATGAACTTCCAGAAAGTGGCAAGTTATCTATTGCAGCACATGATGCTGATGAGTACTTAGTTACAGCCCTATACGATGAACCTCTAAAGGTACTTGACCTAAGCGAAGACTTATCTAAACTTAGTGGTAAAGAATACCAGGCAGAACAGTTTCGTCGTAGCGAATTTCTAGATGCCCTACGTGGATTAGCAGATGATGCAAATTTGCCAGGTCCAGTACGTCAGATATTCAATGATGTATCTTCATTATCACAAGCCGATACAATGGCCCTTAAAGGCTTTGCTTGGGCTACTGGTGTAACTCAAGAAGCAGGAAACTTCAAGACCTTAGGTGATATCTTCAGAAGAATCGCTGATAGCGGTAGCGAAGCAGCAATGGTTAAAGCATTTGACGTGCTGGATAAAATATGGGACTTTGATGCAATCAGTAATATCCGTAGTATCTATGGAGAAACTGGTGGGTTCTTACTCAATGGTGGAAAACCAAAGTTTGGATATGTCCAGGCTGAGATAGGTAATGCACTTGCTGAAATTGCTGACCCTACTAACCTTGGTCCTAACATGGCTAAACTGTTGGCTTCTATTAAGACCACAGATGAATCAATTAGCAAAGTACGTGCTCAACTAGAAAAGGCTATAGCCGATAAAGATTCTTTCCAGGAAAAGGTTAAAGAACTAGACATATTCCGTCAGGTTGCTAACCAGGATGTTGAAACTGCTACTAAACTACTAAGTGACCCAGAGTACAAGGGTCTTTCTGAAGTTATAAAAATTAACTCTGAGTTATCAGAAAAGAATATACTTCGTGAGTGGATTAGCAATCAGGTTGGTTTAACTGATTACTTTGGTGGTAACTTAGCAGATGACTTTAGCAAGCCATTAAAGTGGATGCTCGGTAGAAACTTCTCTAGAATTGCTGAAGTTGTAGCCAAGGAATCAGACCCTGTTAAGATTCAAAGATTCTTCGGGAATAAACTTGACTCAGATGTAGTTAAACTACTTGCTGGTGCTAAGACCTCTGATGAGGTTCTTGCAACATTCTTGAGCATACTAAATCCTTCAATGGACCCTGCTATGTTCCGTTCTTTGTCTTTGAGACTAAAGACTGGACTTATGGCAAATCCTGCTATGCGTCTAGTGGACTCACCTGACCTTAAGTTAGTTAAGGTAGCAGAATCTATTGACCGCACATTTGGACGATTCTTCGTACGCTCTACAGTTCTAAACCTAGGTGATAGCACTAACACTATAAAGGGTTGGGAGAACTGGGTAAGTTCTGCAAAATTCAAGAGCGTTATTGGTGCTAAAGCACAAGAGGCTTTTATAGATGGAACCTTGCGTAAACTTTATGCTGCTGAAAGTGCAGCAGAACGTGGCGCTATTATTGAAAAGGCTACAGTAGACCTAACTAAGACTATTGCTAGCAGACTAGGCTTGAATGCAGAGCAAGCAGATGAACTTAGCAAGGTAATTAAACTAGGTTCTGCTGAGAAGAATATCGCAGAACAGTATTCAACTATTCAAAGAGCAATGGGTGAAGAGCCTACGTTCTTATTTGCTGGAGATGAAGCAGTTCCTCTAGGCAAAGCGGTAGGTTTAGACCAGTTGCTAAAGCAACAGGCTTTCTTACCTGATAGCCAAGCAATTATGAAGGCTATTCTTAAGTACGAATCTGCTAAGTTAAAACACGGTATTCGTGCTACTAGAGCATTCTCAGAAGAACTTGGTGATATCTGGAGAACTGCTCAGTTAGCATTCCGAGTATCTTACATACTTCGTAACATTGGTGAAATGCAGATGCGCCAGTTGTTTTCTGGACACGCTAGCATATTCAGTCACCCAATTCAATTTATCTCATTCGTTATGGCTACTTCTGGAAAGAACGGTCCTCTTGGGAAAGTTGCCCAGAAGGTTGGCAGATGGCAATACGATGCCCTAGGTAACAAATTTACAAGTGAACTTACCGATGGCGATATCATGGATGCCGTTAAAGGATATCAACTACAGATAGCACGTAGAGAATCCGTATCTGACTATCAACAAAGCCGTAAGTCTGAAATATTCAAGATGTATAGTCTTGTAGATAGCAACTCCAAAGAGTATTTTGATGGTCTATCGTTTGTACTAAATCGTTGGGCAACTGATGACCTATATCCTGCTGTAGCAAAATTGATGCAGTTGGGTGATGAGAATGCTAAACTAGCATATGTACAAAGACTAATCAAAGAGTTTGATAATCCAGGAAATCCAATCCGAGAGATGACCTTCGGAGCATTTGAGAAGAATCCTGCTATCAAGAGAATATTCTTACGAGATGCTAATTTACCAGCAACTAAAGATAATCTTCACGAGGGACGTATATTCGCATATTTGTTCGATGAAACTCCTGGTAATGAAACCTATGCTAACCGCATAAAATCAGTTATTGGAAACGGTTCTGCTTCCAATATAATCATGGATATCATCATCGGAGAGGCTAAAGTAGCCACCGAAGGTGGTAAATTCATCACTCTTAAGTCTCCTTGGTTGACTGGTGGAGCAAAAACTCCAGCCGAACTAGCAGTTCTTGAGACAAAGTTTAAAGATATCTTGTCTAAAACTTTAAAACCAGAGAATTTAACCAACTCTACTGTCATTGTTCAGAAGCCAGTATACTCACAACTACCTGGTGGTAAGAAACTTAATGAATGGATTGACAGATTCTTTGGTATTGCAGCCAAGTACGAGGGTAAATACAACTTTGGTCCTGAATATATCATGCAGTATTGGGACAATATCGCTAAATATGCTCCACTTCTAGGTCTAGATGACTTAAAGAAGTTACAACCTAACGCTATTAAGGCACTTGCGCCTATCAGTAAGCAAATGGGTGGTAAGGCTAGAGGTGTTGCGTTCAAGCCACAGGCACTTAAGATAATTGAAAAAGAAATTATCAAGAGACAGAAGAGCGGAGTAACCAAACCAACTGGTTATACTCTAGAAAACATCAATAGCATCGCTGCTACTGAGGCTTCTAAGCAAGTTGCTAACTTATTCTACGATGCTGCTAGACAAAAGCAATGGTCTCAGGCTCTAAGATTGGTATTCCCGTTCGCACAAGCGCACACTAATACCGTATCTAAGTGGGGACAACTTGCGTTTACGAACCCAGTTCCAATTTATAGATTTGCTAAGGCTTTTGATTCATTGACTAAGCCAGGTTCTAACGTCATATACGATGTTAGTGGAATGACTTACGATGATGACCAAGGTTTCTTCTACAAAGACCCAAATACAGATGAACTAAAGTTCAAGATGCCTGTAGTAGGTAGCGTATTAGGTGGACTTGTAGGTAAGAATATTGATATGGCTCAGGCTTTGCAGATTACTGCTCCTGTTCAGTCATTAAACTTGGCTTTCGGTCAGGCTAACCCAGTTATTCCTGGTCTCGGACCTGCAGTCCAACTTGCTTTTATTACATCTGGTAAAGTAAACCAATTTGGTTCAGGATATGACGTATTACGTGATATCGTTACACCTTTTGGTGCTGTAGAAAGACCAGAAGATGTGGTATTTCCTGCTTGGCTAAAGAAAACAGTTCTTTATGCTATGGGTAATTCAACTGTAGTTAATCGTGGTATCAAAGACTGGGCTTCATATCTAGCCTCTACTGGCGAATATGGAGATGACCCACTATCTAACGATACTTTAAGAAATAAATTATTTAACGATGCTGAGACTCTATCTAAGTCTCTAGGTTTCTGGTTAGGTTTATTCCAAAGTGTATCACCAGCCACACCTCAATCAGAGGTTCTTCTAAAGATTAAGAACCCTGAGAATAAGATGAAGTTTATGACTGGTACTATGCTTTATGACTATTGGAATAAGGTACAAGAGCAGAATCCAGGTAACTATGGAACTGCTGTACGTCAGTTTGCTGAGACTTTCGGCAAGAATAACCTATTAATTGCATTAAGCGGTACAACATCAGCCATTACTGGTACTGATGATGCTTGGACATTCTTAAATAACCATCCAGATGCTGCTGATAAGTATGCTAAATCGACCACAGATATCGTGCCATACTTCTTCCCTGGTGGGGCAGAGTTTGCGGTTAAGTACTATAACTGGCAACGCAGAAGTGGTGTTCGTCAAGCATTGACAGCAGACCAGTTTGAGCGTGAAGCAGAGAATATGATTTACGCTATGCGTAAAGACCAGATTGCTCAAGAGCAGATAGCAAATGGTTATACACAATTCTGGTATGTTGACCAAATAGCAAAACTAGATAAAGAGTTCGGTGGAAGACCGCCAGAGCAAGTTACTACTGCTACTGCTTACGAGAAGATTGACCGTGTAGGCAAGGCTCTTCAGGACCGTGCTTTCGAAGATTCGCCTGTATACGAACAAGTGGTTAAGTTCTACCCTATGTTCACAGAGTTCCAGGCAGAATTGAACAGATTAAAGGTGTCTAACTATGCGAGTTTGACATCTAAGGGTGGTTACGCAACTCTATTACGTGACAACTTGGTTGCATTAGCAGAACAACTAATGACTGAAAATCCATCGTTTAGACGCATGTATTACGGTGTATTTGCTGGACAATTGGAGGATTAATAAGTGCCAACTAACTTAGGTGACAGACCACTAGGTGGAGCAAATAGAAGTACTGCTTTCCAGTCTATAAGCAGTTCTGTCATGCTTAACCAGCAGTCATTATATGCTGACCCATACGTTAAGTATCTTGCTGCCTCTGCAGACCCTGTACAGAGCGTTAGAGAGTTTAATGCCCTATATGCAGGTCTTGCTGGAACAGCAGCAAGTTCTGGTAGTAAATTCGGTAACTCTTTTGAAGAATTACAAGCATTACTTCGTGCCAACAAATACTCTGACGGAAAGAGTGCTATTGGTATAGTTGATAGTGCCGATAGAGCCGGTCTAGCCAAGGCTATTCAAGACTCTTTGGCTATGGGTCAAACTGACGTAATTCAGTTCCTTACAGCCCTATCTGCTAGTGGTGGTCGTGGTGGCGGAATAAAGCAACCAGATACTACAAAGAAGTTTACTGCTAGCGTAAACAAGGCTCTGCAGTATAAAGACCTTGGAGATGCTACAAGAGAACTAACAGATTCATTTATCCTTGCCTATGGAGTTGCTCCAAGCCAGTCACTATTTGCTGACTTCCAAGCCAAGTGGAATGCCGAACTGAAGGCTCAAACACCAGATACAACTACAAAGGCTGTTACTAAGTTCGTACCTGTGTATGATAAGACCAAGCCTATTCTAACTAAGTCTGGAAAACAGAAGTTAGATAAAGACGGCAACCCAATGTACCAGCAGTTAAAGAATGCAGAAGGTATTCTTCAGTACGAAACATCTACTAAGACAAGAACCAGTACTGAGGGTATGGGCTTTACCGATGAAGAGCAGAAAGCCTTTATGGCTAACTACCTGGCTACAAATATGCCTGGTATGGAGGGTGGCGAAGATATCGGTGGAGCAGCAAAGAATATCTATGATGCAATTGTAGAAGTCAATAGAAATAACTTTGAACCTATCCCAACATTCCAGTCTGTTGCAGGAACCATTGCAGAAATCATTGGTTCAGGAAACTCTGAAGTTGCCACAACTCTTATTCAGAAGTATCAAGATAAAATTCGTCGTGGTGCTTCCAAGCGATTTATGAGCCTTTCTGATGATATTAATGCTGGCGATGATGCCGCACCTGCTATCGATAAAGTATTATCATCTGTATCGCAAGCCCTAGAAACAACTGTTGGGATAGATGACCCAATAATGTTACAGATTCTTAACTATAAAGATGATAAGGGTGTCTACCGTCTACCTAATGATTTAGAACTATCTAAGTTACTTATGAATGACCCTCGTATGGCTCGTACATCAAGGGCTGTAAATGAAGCAGTAAACCTAAGTCAGTCACTACAAAGTCAACTACAACTAGGATAATAATGGCAGAGCAAAAAGTCCTTAACCAAAAAGAAATTGATGCTGCTAGAGCGCGGATTGATGCTGCAGAACGTGCGTTGGCTGCTGCTGAAGCGGCAAAAACAAAATTTGGCGAAGAAAATAAAGCAACGATTCTTTCTGGTATTAGCGGTCTATCAAAAGGTATTAGCGACTTTACAAAGGCTTTAAAATCAGGCGCTAGTGGTAAAACTCTAAGTCCATTTACTAAAGCAGCCCAAGATGCCTTATCTTCCTCTAAGCAGATTACTAGTACATTAAATCCACAGTTGCAAACCCTAGAAGGAAACATATCTTCGGCAGCAGCGGCACTAGCAAGCATCTCAGTTCCTGCTCCTATATACGATACTTCACGCAGTAGTAACGTAGAAGTACTAAAAGCAATCCTACGAGGTATGGGATTTAACTCATCTATCATTGATGCTTCTTCAACATTTTTACTAGAACTACTAAAAGACGGTTTAGATTACGATAATGCTGTAGCAATCTTCTTGAACTCAAAAGAATATACAACAGCAGAAGGTAAGAAACTAGAGTCTCCATTCTATAAAGAATATGGCTATCTAAATGAAGGTCTAGTTAGTCCTAAAAGCGCAGCAGAACTCTACAATGCAGTTGAAGGCTATAAGGAAGTAAAGGCTACATTTAACCTTAGCGATAAGTTTATATCTAAAGAATACCTACAAGGGTATATCAAGAACAATAAGACAGTAGCCCAGTTCTCTAGAGATGCTAATCTTGCTAGATTAAAGGCTATTAATTCAGATGCTGCGTATACTGATTCTCTTAAGAGATTAGGATATATTACTGAAGAAGCAGATTTAACTGACTTTTTCTTAGACCCTAAGGTTGGAGAAGAAACTCTTAACCAGAGAAAGATTACAGCAGCACTAGGCTCTGAGGCTATCAAGAGGGCTTCTCAAGGGATTCAATTCTCTACAACTAGATTTAATCAGATTGCTGCTGGAATGCTAGGACTTGGATTAAGTGCTGAAGAAGGAACAGTAAGAGCAGCACAAGGAATGGAAAACATTGCTGAATCCTTGTTGCCTACAACTAAGTTAACTCAGATTTACGATAAGGCTTCTATGCAAGACGAAGCACTTCGTGCTCAGATTCAATCAGAACTTGAAACAGAAGAATACACGGGTCTATCTTCTGAAAGAAGAAAGCGTGTTAAAGAACTAGAAACTAGAGCCTACCAGGCGCGAGCCGGAATCTATACAGGTGGCGCTCTACGCAAGCCTCCTACAGCGGGAGCAATTTAGAATCCTGACGTGGACCAGCCAGCCCCACGCAGTGTATAAGACTGGTAGTACGAGCCAATATGGACTCCCCAATCTATATTGAGGCGTGCGACAACTACTAATGATGGGAGAGGTTGCTATGAGCAACAACCGCGATAACTACTGGGACGATGACGACGAAGAGGACGATGTACAAGACCAATTCGTTGGCACCGATACTGACCTCGTTAAAAAACTGCGTAAACAATTAAAGATTGAGCAGAAACGAGCAAAGGAACTTGAATCAACTCTAGGTGAGTTGAGCAAAGCCCAAAGAGAACGCGTACTAAAGGATGTTCTTACATCCAAGGGTATCAACATGAAGGTAGCAAAATTCGTACCGACAGACATAGATGCTTCTGAGGAAGCAATCGGGTCATGGCTTGAGCAGAATGGTGATGTATTCGGGTTTACTCCTGAACCAAAAACACCGATTGCCGAGTATGACAAAGCAAGTCTTCGTCAGATGGATGCTGTTACCCAAGGTGCTGTATCACCCGAACGAGCAGATGAAATGCTAATGAAGATAGACAACGCAGAAAACGCTGACGAACTTCTAGCATTCTTACGCTCGCAACAGTAAATTCGTTCATAGTCTAAGGAGACTAACTAAATGGCAAACGTCTATTCAAGTACCACCACCCCTGGCGGTACCGCTGGTGGCGCTGGTCTAGTACAGAAGGCATATGACCGCCTTCTCGAATTCGCTCTCCGCTCAGAACCTCTAATCCGTTCTGTCGCAGATAAGCGCCCAGCCCGCCAAGCAATTCCAGGTTCAACTGTTGTTCTACAACGCTATGTTGACCTAACTGCAGCAACAACCGCACTTACAGAAGATACTGACCCAGATTCAGTCGGAATTTCAACTCCGACATCTGTGACCATTACTCTTGCTGAGTACGGTAACGCTGTTCTAGTAACTCGTGCGTTGGAACTCTTCAGCCTTGCTGATGTAGACCCAGCGATTGCGAACATCATTGCATACAACCTTGCAGATTCTATCGATAAGGTTGCTATGACCACACTTCGTGGCGGAACCAACGTAATCTACGCAGGTTCAACTGCTACTTCTACAGCAACAATTACTGCTGCTGCAACTCTCGCTTCTTCAAACATCCGTAAGGCTGTTGCTAAGTTGCGTGCAAACAACGCTAAGGGACGTAAGGGCAACCTATACTGGGTTGGTGTCCACCCAGAAGTTTCCCACGACCTTCGCGCTGAGACAGGTTCAGCAGGATGGTTGCTTCCAAACCAGTATGGTTCTTCACAGGACCGCATCTGGTCAGGTGAAATCGGTACATACGAAGGTGCTTACTTTGTTGAGACCAACCGTATGTACACCGCTACAGATGGTGCGTCATCCGCTAAGGTATACCGCACAATCGTTGCTGGTGAACAAGCACTTGCAGAAGCAGTGGCAGAAGAGCCACATGTAGTCGTCGGACCAGTAGTCGACAAGTTGATGCGTCACCGCCCAATGGGCTGGTACGGCGTACTCGGCTTCGCTCGCTACCGTGAAGAGGCTTTGTACCGCATTGAAAGCGGTTCTTCAATCGCTTAGTTGATTGACTGTTGGGCAGAGCCTAGAAACTCTGCCTAACGGTAAGTCCATTAAGGAGGACAAATGACAGATTATATCTTCAGGACACCTACAGTCCGAGAAGGTCCCGCTGGTCGTGCTCGCTTGTTTTATTTTTATAAGTTGGATAAAGGTATAACTATCGTCAAGTCTGGTGCATCTTACTCTCAGATAAGATACCCACTTGATGAGGACTTAGCCGACTATGATGTGGTATACTTGGGTGGTAGGGAACATGTCGTAAGTGAAGCCGTAAAGGCAGAACTTATAGCAGGTGGGGTCGGAGTAACAGAAAGTAATTTTACAGCAATATGAAGCATTGGGAGCATCATCCTGAACCTATAGATGGATGCTTTGGATGTAAGGGTTTAAGTCTCCAGATGAACTCA